ACAATACTAAAACTAGTACCATCGATGGCGAAACAGTCACTGAAAGACAAAGTCTTTCTAAAGCACTTAAACCAAGAGCGGATAATACATAATGCAACATTTTTATGATGGACAAGTAAGAAGATACCTTACGCAGATGATGCGTATTTTAGCAAACTTTCCTGTACAAGACGGAAAAGGTGTGCAGAAAGAAGTGCCTGTTACTTATGGTGATTTAACTCGCCAAGTAGCAAACATTATTAGAGATAACTCAGAAAACAAGTTGCCTAGTGCGCCTCGTATTGCTGTTTACTTAACAGGATTAGAGTTAGACAAAGACAGATTAACTGACTCAACATATACACGTAAAACTAATATTAGAGAACGTGCATACGATACAGATGCCGGAGAGTATTTAAATACCCAAGGCAAGAACTATACAGTTGAACGGTTAATTCCTACTCCGTATATGATGCGATTAAATGCAGACATATGGACATCAAACACTGATCAGAAATTACAGTTGTTAGAGCAAATACTTGTATTGTTTAATCCAAGTTTAGAAATGCAAACTACTGATAACTTTATTGATTGGACTAGTATTAGTGTTGTTAATTTAGAAAACGTAACATGGTCTAGCAGAAGTGTTCCTGTTGGTATTGATAGTGAAATAGATATTTGTACAATTACATTTAGTATTCCTATATATATTAGTCCGCCTACTAAAGTGCGCAAGATGGGTGTTATTACAAATATTATTACAAGTATGTTTGACGAAACTTTAGGAACAATCGAAGGCGGTGTAAGCAAGCCTGTACTAAATGCATACGATGATGTGCCAAGGGCAGGAGTTGCCGAAGGTGATTTTGGCAGAGTAGCGCAATCTGATACGGCAAAACAAATGGCAAATGTTAATTACGCTACATGGGGTGCATTTGTTGATGGAAATTCTGTACAATTGTTCTCAAATGGAATAGTTGGTAATAAAAATTGGAGAGAAATCTTCGAAGCACTTCCAGGTATGTATGCAGCCGATGTAAGTCGTGTATACTTTACTAGCCAAGACAATGCAAGCACGGTTACAGGCACGTTTACACTAAGTCCGTTTGATGAAGGCAAGATATTATTGAACTGGGATTCTGACAGTTTTCCAAGCGACACTGTAATAGTAGGCAGGACTAGCATTGACTATATTATTGATCCAACTAATTACAACCCTAGTGCAATTAAAACAAGTGGAGTACGCTTATTACTATTAAATGACGTCGGAGATGCTACTGCTACTCAATCACCAGTTGCGTGGCAAAACACAGATACAAGTGCAACAGTTGCAAGTGCAAATGATATTATTGAATGGAACGGTACTAAATGGAATATTGTGTTTGATGCAAGTGCTGCAACAGCAGTTACATACACTACTAATTTAAATACAAGTGTGCAATATAGGTTTAATAATAACGAATGGTTATTAAGTATTGATGGCGATTATCCAGTTGGAACATGGCGAGTTGAACTAGCAGGCTAATTATATGTATGAACAATATGATTATTTGCAGTGGAGCACTGTTTTACACCTTAGATACAAATAGATTTTTATTCCTTCACAGAGCGCAAGGTAAGCGTAATAATCTGTGGGGACTTGTCGGCGGCACTAACGAAGGTGCCGAAACTCCGTGGGAAGGGTTACAGCGAGAAATCCAAGAAGAAATCGGCCAACTTCCTGATATTAAAAAGACACTTCCTTTAGAAAGCTTTATATCCCCTGATAGTAAATTTTATTTCCATACTTATTTGTGTGTAGTACAAGAAGAATTTATTCCTAAACTTAATATCGAACACAATGGTTATGCATGGTGTAGTTTTACTAAATGGCCAAAACCATTACATCACGGATTGCGCAACACACTTCAAAGTAAAGTTAACTTAACTAAATTAGAAACTGTTTTCCAAACAATTAATTTACTTGACAAATAACCTAAAAGATAGTATAATAACATTATGAAAGTATTAGTTCTCGGCGATGTAATAATCGACAAATATATCTATGGAACTTCAGAACGATTAAGTCCTGAGGCTCCTGTGCCAATTGTTAAATACCAAAAAGAAGTTTGGACAATTGGAGGTGCTGGACTTGTTTACGAAAACTTAAAAAGCCTAAGCATTGATGTAACACTATTTAAAACCGAACAACCTAGTAGCATTAAAACTAGAGTAATTTGCGATGGACATTATGTTACACGCATTGACGATGATAAACATGCAGATAGTGCCGCAGTATTAGACGCTGTACAAGCAACTGATTTTACAAAATACGACTATGTTATATTAAGTGATTATAATAAAGGTGTACTAGATGAGTCACTTGATATAATTGAACACCTAAATGCATTTGGTTGTAAAGTAATTGTAGATCCTAAGGAACATGCAAATCATTATAAAGGCGCATGGTTAGTAAAACCTAACAACAGCGAATTTACTAAGTTTGGATTTAATAATTGGCAAGGTAATATTATTACAACCAACGCTGGTGGCAATGTTGTTGCAAGTATTGAGGATGAAGTATATAATGTGCCTGTTGAAGATGTAGAAGTAAGCGATGTTACAGGTGCAGGCGATTGTTTTTTAGCAGCATTTGTGTATGGCTTAACAAAGCAATACAATTACAAGCGTTGTATAGAACTTGCTGTTAAAGGTTCTAGAGAAGCAGTTAAGCACGTAGGTACACACACGCTCACTGTAAGCGATCTCGAAGAACGCATAGTGTTTACTAATGGATGCTTTGACATACTACACACGGGTCACTTTGAGCTACTAGCCGAAGCAAAATCACTGGGTGGAAAACTAATAGTAGGCATAAATTCAGATGAAAGTGTTAGACGATTTAAAGGTCCTAAGCGTCCTATTAATAATGTAAACAAACGTAAAAGGCAATTAGAATTGTTACCGTGGGTAGACGAAGTAATTGTGTTTGATGAAGACACTCCGTACAGATTAATTAAAGAGGTAACTCCGCACGTTATTGTAAAAGGCGGTGATTACACAGTAGAACAAGTAGTAGGACATGATTTAGCTGATGTGCATCTTGTGCCTACAGTTGACGGATATTCAACAACAAATATCATAGAGGGAATATAATGCCAACACACGGATGGTTTGCTACTCCTGTCTATGTTGATCAGCTAGAAGGCGATGAATATAAACAAGTACAGCAGGAACTTTTTTTAGCATATGAAAAACTAGAGTTTGGACAAAATCCTGCATGGAGTGGAGACACTCATGAGCTAAATGAAAACCCATTTAACCAAGATATTGTTACAAAGTTAGAATGTAATAAATTTTTACAAGTATTAGATAACCATTTAAATCTTTATTTAGATCAAATAGAATGTGATACTAATAGAGAATATCGTATTGATAATAGCTGGTTTACAAAAACTAAAACTGGACAATATGCACACAGTCACGATCATGGCTCATCTGATATATCTGGAGTTTACTACTTACAAACAAACAGAAACGACGGTCACTTAATGTTACAAACTCCAAACCAAGTAGCAGTGTCAAATTTTGTTTATGGTGTTGTAAATCGAGAGATGGAATTTCCATTAAGTCAAGGTATAATTGGACTGTGGCCTGGAAACCTAGTACATAGAACTGAAACTAATAAAACTGGAGATGACAGAGTAAGTCTTAGTTTTAATGTAAGATACGAAAGATAATAAGCGAGGCAATTAAATGAAAATATTAATCACAGGAAACAAGGGATTTATTGGTAAAAATATTGCAAGCTATTTGCAACAGCAAGGTCACGAAGTTGAAGGATGGGAATGGCAGCCGGGCATAATGCCTAGCACAGAAGATTATGATTGGTGTATTCACTTAGGTGCTATTAGCTCAACTACATACACAGACGTAAACCAAATACTAGAACAAAACTTTGAGTTTAGTGTGCGACTTGCACAGATATGCGAAAACTTTGGAACTAATTTGCAATATGCATCTAGTGCAAGTGTTTACGGACCAACTACACACTTTACAGAACAAGGTCAATTGTTGCCACAAAGCCCGTATGCATGGTCAAAATATTTATTTGATAGATTTATGAATCAATACATAGACGAATTTAAAATTAAAATACAAGGCTTTCGATACTTTAATGTTTATGGCAAAGGTGAAGAAGATAAAGGCGCACAAGCAAGTCCTTATACTAAGTTTACAGATCAAGCAAAAGAAAATGGCGTAATTAAAGTGTTCGAAGATAGTAATAATTATCTTAGAGACTTTGTATGTGTAGATGATATATGCAAGCTGCATGAAAAAATGTTTGACGTTGATCAATCGGGTATATTCAATGTAGGCACAAGTAATCCTGTAAGCTTTGAAACTGTAGCGCAAACTATTGCTAACAAGCACGGAGCAACTATAGAATATATACCAATTCCAGAAAACATAAAGTCACAGTACCAAAAGTACACCTGTGCAGACTTAACTAATTTAAATAGTGTAGTAGACATGCAGTGGACTAAGATAGAGGATTATATCAATGACAAACGACTATAACATAATTATTCCGTTCGGACCGTCAATATACGAAGCAGAATTAACCACTGAACAATTAGCATGGATACAAGATTATGCAGAAAAATCATCTAGTGGTAAACTAATAGACAATAATAATTTAGTCGGAAATATGGAAAAGCAGTTAGAACTACCATACGACGATTCCCGGGCTAACTATTTTATGGATTTATTAAATCCACATATTAAAAATTATATGAAATCTGATTATACAAGAAGTTATGATCTAACTAAAAATAGAGGGGGACTTGATTTACCAGATGAACCCAACTGGGAAACATTATCATATAACGTTGGTAGAGGTCCTTGGCTTAATTATATGCGAGCAAATGAATTTACTCCTATACATAAACATGCTGGAGTTCTTAGTGGTATTATTATGGTAAGTGTTCCAGAAGAAATATCTAAAGAATCAGAGACATATCCAATTAAAACAAATATACGATGTCCAGGACAGTTAGAATGGATACACGGAGAGTGGGGTTCGGGATCATTTAAGGTTGTTCCAGTAACAGGTAAATTTTATCTATTTCCTAATGCTCTACGGCATCAAGTGTATCCTTTTAAAAGCGATGTTGAAAGAATTACAATGAGTTGGAATATTTTTAATCCAACGTTTGCAGAATGACTCTAATAGAGGATTACAATAATGGAAAATAACGAACCAACTAGACTTAATGG